AACTCCTCCTCCTCGGCGTTGCCCTCGGGGCCATCCCGACCAGCGATCTCGCCCGACTGGCCGTGGCGTTTCTCGCCAAGCGCGCGGGCCTCGAACCGCAGGACATCCGCAAATACAACGCTGCGACGGACGGGGATGGAGATGACGGCGACTGAGTACCGTTTCCGCGCGGGCCGTTCGGTGCCGCCAACAGCCCCATGCGGTGCCGATAGCCGTCTGAGCCGGTCAGTTTTCCACGGGGCTTTCTTGACCGGCGAGGCGACGCGGCCCACCCTGTTTCAATACCACGAACTGACTGCCTGACTGTCCTCACCCTCTCGAAACAACCACCCCATGACCGACGAGACTTGTGATGCGCAGAACCGAGATGGTGAGCCCTGTGGCCTGCCAGCCGGTTGGGGCACTGACCATCCTGGAGAGGGCCGGTGTAAACATCACGGGGGCTCCGCATCTGGCGGTGCTCGTGAGGGCTCTGGTGCGCCAGAGGGCAACGGCAACGCGCAGAAACACGCGCTCCACGCCGACCGCGGCCTGCTGTATGACCGCCTCTCCGATGACCGTCAGCAACTTGTCGACGAGTGGGAGGCAGCACTCATCGAGCGATACCAGGACTTTCACGGCCGCGACCCCGACCGCGCCGACGTTGAGGACCTGTTCGAGCTGGCGGTCGGCTACGCGCAAAGACGAATCGCCCGCGCCTGGCTCGCCGAGAACGCCGAGGATGAACTCGATGTCCTGACCGAGGAGATGGTCGTCGGCCAGCGCGAGGATGGGTCGCCCATCACCGTTGAGGTCCCGTCGAATATGCTGGACGCCATCAACCAGAACCGCCGCGAGGACCGGCTGACGCGCAAGGACAAGGGCCTCGAACGCGACCCTGACACCGAGCAGGCAGAGGCCACCCGCACGCTCGCGGAGGTGTTGAATGACTGAGACAGCGTCCCGCGACGAGTTCGCACCGGGGCTGGACCTCGCACCGGATGACGAGCGCGACCACGGCACCGACGCCGACCCGACGGCCCTCGCTGGCCGGGATCGGGAGTCGGCACAAGCGTACCTTGCCGAGTTGTCCCTCCCCGAGCGGCTGGAGGTGCTGTTCGGCATCGAACCGTTCGATTACCAGCGCGCACTCTGTCGCCACGTCGACGGCGACGAGACGGCCCGCGTGGCCATCCAGCCGGGGCGACAGGTCGGCAAGACACTCATCGGCGCGGCACTGGCCGAACCCGCAGTTCGTCATCGTTGACGAGGCTGCGTATGTCCCCGACAGCGTGTTCGAGGACGTCATCGAGCCGTTCTTTCTGACCCACGACACATACACGTACATCCTCACGTCGACGCCGTCCGGCGACGCGGGGTACTTCTACGAGCGCGTCGCTGTTGACGACGCCTGGCACTCGCCATACTGGCCCAGCGCCATCTCGCCGCTGGTTGACCCCGAGTGGCTGGCCGACAAGCGTGACCAGACCGACCCGCGGACGTTCAAACAGGAGTACCTCGGGGAGTTCATCGGCAGCCAGGACCGCTTTTTCGACCCCGAGGTCATCGACGCCCGGATGGACACGGACGCGACGGCGACACGACGCCAGCTCGCCCTCGGAGCAGACATCGCCCGTGCCGGCGGCGACCGGACCGTCATCATCGGCATCGGCCCGCACGGCACGGCCGAGACGTTCGTGAGTGACGCCGATCTGTCGCTGTCTGCGGCCGCGAGCGAACTGGCCCGACTGTACCGTGGCCACGAGGTCAGCGGCATCGCGGTGGACGAGACCGGCCTCGGCGCCGGTGTGGTTGAGATGCTCGCCGAGGACATCGACCCCGCCGCTGTTGAGGGTATCAAGTTCACCCTTGACCAGAAACAGTCGCTGTATAACCGGCTCAAGAACGACCTCGAAAGCGCGGACCTGACCCTCGCGTATGACGGCCAACTCCTGCGTGAGATGCGACAACTCGAATACAGTCTGACCGGCCGCGGTAAGACCAAAATCCAGCATCCCGATGGCGGCCATGACGACCACTGCGACGCGCTGGCGCTGGCCGCTCACGTCCACCGTGGCGGGACAACCAACGACTTCGCCAGCAGTCCCGATAACGTGGTGACTCTCTAATCTCATGAGTGACGACAGCCTCCTCGACCGAGTCCGTGACCGTGTCGCCGCGCTCGCACCGACGCAAGACGGCACTGCCGACCCGCAGGCCCGCGACGAGGACCCGACGACGGTCGGCCGCGAGGAGTACCGCGAGGAGGTCGACGCCGAACAGGTTGAGCAGTTCGTTGAGGAGTATTACCGCAACCCGCTGGTCCGCGTCCCGATCCAGAACTTCGCCGCTGACGTGGCCGAGCCGGGCCTGTCCGTGACTGTTGAGACACAGGGCGACGCCGACGTGCCAACGGTCCCCGAGAGCGCGCCGGAGCGCTACGCCGGCGAGCCGCTTGACACCGCCCTCGAACGCTGGCTCTCACAGGCATACATCGACGGGTTCAGTTTCGACGTCGACGCCGGCAAACTCATCGAGGAGATCGTCAAGGACCGCCGCGGCCGCCGCGGGACGGCCGTCGTCGAACACGCTTGGGACGACCCGCGCGAGCGTGAGCGACTGCTGGCACTGCGGACAGTCAAGACGGAGACGCTGACTGCCTACACCCGCGAGGGCAAGGGCATCGTCCTACGCCCGGACGACGACCCCGGCAGTTTTGATACGATTGCGATTGACGACCTCGGGGACTACCAGCGCGACAAGGCCCCGACGACACCGGCCGGCCAGACCGCGGCCGTCGCGCAGTTCGACGAGGTGTTTGGCTCTGAGGACCGCGAGGAAATCCCGTTCGCCTTGGATGACCTCAGCATCAGCCCCCACGACGCGGACACGGGGGCGCTGTTCGGTCGGCCCGACAGTGCGACCGTCATCAACCGAGCGCGTGCGCTCCGACGCAAACTCCGCCACGTCGACCAGTCGGTCATCAACACGGCCTTTGGCAACGTCATCGCCACGGTCGAGACCAGCAACGAGGAGATCGTCCGCAACGTCAAGAACAACCTCGACGTGAACGTCCCCGACCGCGGCGAGGCCGGTGATGCCGACCCCGACAGCGTCTCGGTGACGAACGCGCCCGTCTCGGACCTGCATGAGGTTGAGGGCGGCGTCCCCGACGTGACCGACATCGTCCAGCAGGAAATCGAGTTCATCTTGAGCGCGCTGCCGACGCCGTTGTACCGCGTGGGCTTCGCCGGCGACATCAACCGCGATGTGACGAGCGAGCAGGGTGAAGATTACCGCGACGCGGTCAAGCGTGAACGCCGCCGCATCGAGTCCGACCTCCAGCAGCCCCTCAAACAGAAGGTCCGTGAGTGGATGCACGGCGACGCGACTGGCGACCAGTCAATTGACGTCACGCCGCACCTCCGCATCCGCCCGTCACAGGCCGAGTCACCACTGCGGGACGAGGAGTTCGACGCCGGCGAGTTCAGCGAGCTGATGTCCGGCCTCTCGACGGCCGCCGGGCCGAAGGGCGGTGCAACGGCCATCATCCCGAAAGAGGAGATTATTGAGACGATGCTGGACATGGACCCCGAGGCGGTCCTGCCCGAGGACACGCCCGCTGGCGACGGCGTCGCCCCGCCCATCACGCCGCCAGACGAGGCCAGCGCCGCCGTCCGCGAGGCGTTCGAGGAGTTTACCGCCGCCGAGCTGGCCGCCGGCGACGGCCCGTTCCGTAACATCCCGGTCCTGCCGGACAACCTCGACACGTTGACCGAGGGCTGGCTCAACCGGTGGGCCGAATGGGTCGCGGCTGGCCGGCCGGACATCTCCGAGGAGAGTCGGCTGACGCCGCGCCCGCTTGGCGCCTCGCTTGATTTTAACCCGGCACTCCACCCACGCGACCCCGACACCGGCCAGTTTGTCGAGCGTCCGTTCGACCTGCCCGACGATGCACCGGACATCAAGGGCATGGACACCCGTGAGACGCTTGAGTACCTGGACAACAACGACGCCGACATTGGTGCCGTCCTTGACCCCGACTCGGGCGTGACCGTCGACGGCGTGCCGAATGATGCCACCAGCCTCGACGACATCCCCGATAGCCTCCTGTGCGGCCGCAAATTTCTCATCGCTTATCGGCGACTTATAATTCTTTCCAGCAGCGTCGG